CACACAAACCTCAACCACACGTTTTACCCTATGCCTGGGTCCAATTGATCGCTATTGGAAGCTTAACCGAGAGGGCCGGATGCTGAGTCCAAGTTGGCAAGGGATCCATCAAATCCCCTGAGTACTCCGAAAAATACTCTCGCCATACCTTTGGTACAACACTCCGCAGCACTTCATGGTCGATTGGACCTAAATCCTTCTTCTCCCTGAAATACTTCTCTAAGGCCTTCTGATCGTTTACTCTCAACCCAAAAAGCTCCTCCATGAGCTCTCTGGATCGTATGCCTGGTGCCTGCTCCGTGAGTTTGTGTTCATCACGTAGCGCTACAATCAATTGGTCACGTTCCCATTGACTCACTCCCTTATGGTCGGCGAGTTTGCCAATGCTGTATTTTCGAGTCATCTTGAGCAGATGAAAAGCGAACGCAGAAACTACAGGACAGCCCGGATACTGATGGGCCATCGAAAGGGCTTTGCAACGTAAGAGTCGTTTTAGAACCGAATCTTTGGCGCGTGCGTAGCGGAAGGAGGTCCATCCGGCTGTTGCCACCACTTCAAGTGGATTTACGAGGTTGATACGCTCTACAGGATCAGAATACATCGAGCAGAAGCCCGCAGATGAGAGATCTGCATGCACTTCAAGCTTGATAATCAAACCGAGTTTCGCGAAGTCAGCCGCGCTAGGCGGGACACCGGTGACGGCAAAAAGCCCGTCATCACCTTCTACAACGCCATCGTAGACCCGACATTCATGCTCTCTTTTGGCACACGTGCCAGTGAGCTCTCGCAAGCGGCTCACCTTCTGACACGTGAAGAGCATAAACATAAGGTTTCCGAAACCGTTACCTAAGGAAGTACTCATCTCGCCGGACATTCTAGTCCCGACGAGCTCCACAGTAAAGTTCTTAAAGTGGCAAGTGTTCTTCCCACCCAGGGTGGCGCAGTAATTAGCTGCCCATTGGGGTCCCCCGGGCACGTGGCGGGTCATGTATTTATACAGTTGGAATTCACACGCCTCCATAATCGCTGGTGTGAACAGCGACTCGAATGCGGTATAGTCTGTCGCCACGTAGGACAGACCATCCATCTGTAGTTCAGCAATACGCGCCGGTCGTTGTGCTACCGGTACGTGTTTGATGAAGTGTCGATTCTCATAGACGATTTCTTCGATCAGCTTGATCCAGGGACCACTATAACACTTGAATTCATCCACTCGCGCGTTGATGGCGCGCTCGTGTTTGTACTCAGGGTAAGTCTCATCTTTGCCGAACGATTTCACTTTGGCCCACTTCGGGTCAAATTCGTCTCCCATTTCACTCTGAACGATCCGGAGCTCTTCTCGTCTCCACTCTGGATAATTCGTATGGGCAATCCACCTCTCAAATGAAGTGTCGCAGGTCGGGTCCAGGGGATGAAGATTATCTCTCATCCACTTCGCGACAAATTCACTGAACTCTGTGAGCCACTCAGGATCTGGCTCGGGGGGCAGGGTACCAAAGCGTTTGCACGCCCCGGCAACCATCGTTTTGGTGCACGAAGGATCTGCATGCGGTAAGGCAGCCCCAAGGACATGGGGCCCCAAACTCACTTGCGTCACCGGACGGGTAGTAGGGTCGTTTTTCCTAGCCTGCTTTATCCTGAAGGTCTTCTTCACAAGACCAACTTTCGGCAGCTCGACCTCCCCGTCCCGGTAACCCCAGCACACTAAACGACCGCTGCGGCGCCGGGTCTGGGAAAAGGGACACCGGCGTCGTCTACAACTTCGTACATCGACATATGCATCGCGTACGCAAGAAGTGCGGAATTGTGGATCGGATGGTCTTGTGTTAAGGCGTCGTATCTATTCATCTTGATAGTGCCCTTCTTGGACAGAGCCCGTTCTATTTTGACGAACGAGTCTTCTGGGGACATATCATATGTTAGCATGTCATGATTGATCACATGCGACAACGCCTCTACTGAGACCGAAAGGACCTTACGGCGCCTAATGCCATAATCCATAACCCGCGGGGAGCCATCGCTCCGCAGCAGGAAAGGTAATGTCAAAATAGAACGGCGCTCGTAGGAGACCCGCCCGAGGATCATCGAGTCGTGCTTGATATCAGCAAGGCACAACCCGTCGGGGCGCAGATCTCTCTTGGAGTCTTGGGACTTGACGTAGAACTCGTCGGTGTCTCCTGAATAAGTGTGCATGGTCTGCAAGATGTAGCGCTTCGCAACATGACGAAGAATGAAAAACGCAACAATAATGAAGAACACCACAAGGTTCTTAAAGGACAACAACGGCGAATAGGGAAGGAATGGCATCCACGCTTCGCGGGCCAACAGGCAGGAGATGGCGCCTATGGGCACGGACAAGAAGAGAATGGCAAGGTACTCCCAGAATCCAAGGACTCCATCGTCCCGGAACTGTACGTACAATCCACGCATGCGGTTCATCGTTCCCCGATAATCCGCCAACTTCTGTTCGAGCTCAATCTCGCTTTTCTCCACCTGAATCCGTCGAAGGGACTCTACTTCTCTACGTAATTCGTCGTTTTCCACGACCAAATCACGATTCTCGGATGACTTCTCCTTAAGTGCATCCATGGTTCCAGCAGCCTGAGCCGCGGAATCAATGACCTGATCCGCAAGTGCACGGATCGCCGTCTTATTACCACCCCCCTTCGCTTTCTTTGCCTCCGGACACCGTCTAGCAATATGCCCTTCCTTTTGGCAATTGAAACACGTTTTCCGGTCAGCACCCTCCGGCCCACACCGGTTGCGAATTTGGGTCATCTCACTCTTCGGTAGGCCGTTGGACCCGAAGTGAGTAGACGGTTGTTCAACCACCATAGGATCGACATCACTGTCGTCCTCCTCATCCTGAACGAGGTCAAAGAACTCCGGGTCGGGACGCATGTAACAACGCGCGATCGCGCGAGTAGGCATGCCACCGGATTCGATGTAGTAGCTGAGAGAGCCAGCACGGGCCCCCATACACCATTTGTGGCTGCAAGGGGCGAATGCTATTGGGTCAGGGCAGGGGCCTCGATAGGCGGACCCCTGGGACAAAATGTCCCCAACAACGCTGTCGCCGGCTGTCCGGCCGCTTTCTAAGGCGGCCGGTTCGGCGTGGGACTTAAACCCACATGCAATTAATTGCAGCGTAGCTCGACTTGCATTCGGACCAAAGAGTAATCGAACACTCAAAAATCCTAGGGGGTTACCTCGTACCCGCAACCACCGAACACCTAAATAGGATCGATCGGTAACACGACTGTGACAGGGTCAATACCCATTATATTCTGCAAACTGGACGCTCCACTCTCTAGTATCTGAGGGCTACTTGGGTCTAGGTCTACAGAGATCAAGGATCTCGTCGTGATTATTTCTCCACAAGGGATAAAACCGGCGTTTCCTG